ATCCATTAGCTGCAATAGAGCCGCTGCCATTGTTTCCGTCGCCATTAGCAGAATATCCGAGAGCGGAATCTTCATACTTATAACGCATTGCAAAAACAGCTTTGTCTCTATTAGAGATAAGTTGCTGCTTGACCAGGAACGAATGATTGACCCAAGCCTTTGCAAATTACAAGGTGGTAGTAGAGTGATGCACCAAAGATGTGATCAACTACACCGTATCTTGTAAGCAAGCCTACGCGTGGGGAGAAGTCGTTTGGACCGATCGTGCGTTGAACCATTACAGGGATGTATGGGCAATAGAGGATACCACTGTCGTAGTATTCTGTGCCTTTGTATCCAAGAAGGGCATAATCAACTGGATTCGTACGAGTAGCTGCATATCCCTTACCTGCTGGATTGTATCCTGCGTTAAGTTGAGCTTCTGTACGAGTGTCACGATAGATTTGGAAACGACCACCAATCGAACCGACCTTAGCAATACCAACTGGTGCGGTATTTACATTGCCTGAAACCGACTGCCATGAGAAGTTTGGTAGTGTTTCGAGGATAGCGCAAATACGTGGGGTGGCGATAATGAAATTAGCGGCACCACGACGGTTGCGAATAGCGACACGGTTTGCTTCTACAACAATTCTGTTGTAAAAGTCGCGTGCGCGTTCCCCGGACCAACGTCCGTCAGCAGAGATAGCAGACCATGTTGAATAACCAACGTTTTCACCAGCATTGAGGCAGACTTGGATCATACGAGCGATCATCTCGCGGTCGATCTCAGCCTGGATTTCATATGACATGGTGTTGGTAAGCTCGGAATCGATATCGATACCATTCATGTTCTTAAGATCTTGTTCGAGCTCAACTGACCATTTAGCTGCTAACCTACGGGTTAGTGCTTCAACGGCTGTTTTCTCGAACGAAACAGTGATCTGTGGAATTTTTGAGCTGAGCTCAAATTGAGAAATTAATGCTCCAACTCCATTATCTTCTGCAAAGTTATCCCAAACGCCATCTTTTCCGCTTAAAGCTTCTGAAGATGCACCTGTGAATGCAGTGTTAAGGTAGTTGTAACCGATTTCTTTTCCATTGGATCCATTAGCTGCAATAGAGCCGCTGCCATTGTTTCCGTCGCCATTAGCAGAATATCCGAGAGCGGAATCTTCATACTTATAACGCATTGCAAAAGCAAGTCCGACTGGTCCAGTCATTGGCTGTACACCGACGATCTCATTTGTGATGAGTTCTGGGAATGTACGGCGAATCATTGGGATAAGAACTTTTGGTAAACGTGCATCACCTTTTGCATAAGTGTCTCCACTAAATGCTCCAGGACTATTTGCGTTGGTTGTGCCAAAAACTCCGCCGGAGGAGGCTGTATTACCTTCGTTTAAGCACCATCTTTCTTGGTTTTCCAAGAGGATAGCTGTGTTTAAACGTGTTGTTTCGTTTTCAATCTGAGCAACTTTGTTTGAAGTGAAATCCAAAATTGGTGTCCACTTTTCGACAAGGCGTTCAGCTGTGTCTTTATTGATGTGCATGATGTTAGCCATAGTTTTTTGTCTCCTTATTTATTGTAAAATGAAATTATTTCGTGAATCTTGATCCACTAATTTTTTTCATCTCGTTCAGATAGCCGCTTACGCCTTCACCTGAAGGAGCGCGTTCAATCTCATTATTAAAATTTGTTTCTTCCTCAATAATTTGTGGTCTATCTACCACGATAGAGGCTGTTTTGTCGAAATTTGTTTTGACACTTTCTTGAACCAATTCGACTTCGTTCTGTGTTTCTTTGTCAAACATTTCAACTACATAGTTAAAGTTTTCTTCGATGTACTCAGGAGCTTTATTTTTGAGTAAACGGTTGATAAAAGATTTTTTTGTTGAAGGCATTTCAGCTGTTTTTTGCTCTAACAAAATATGAGCTTCAGCTTTTTTGATTTTTTGATTTAAATCAGTATTTTCTTTTAGAGCTTCATTCAATTCCGCTCTAAGAGAATCAATTGTTTGCTTTCCGTCAGTGAGAGCTTCTTTAATTTCACTGTCAACAAACTCCTCATTGATTCCAACAATTTTACGAATCTCGTCTAATTGCTTTGCAGCTTTTACGTTTGATACTGCTTCGGATATTTGCTCCGTTGGAACGTTTTTGTCTAAATACAAATCTAAATAGTTAGAAACTTCTTCTACAATTCTTTCTTGAAAAGAAGTCGCTTCATTGTTTAGCTCGTTTTCATATTTTTCAATTACTTGTTTTAGCATTGATGTATGTTTAACGTCAATGTTTTTAACGAGCTTCTGAAGTTTTACTGCATGATCTGTATCGATAGCTTCTACGAGTTTTTTAAGCTTCTCTGTGTGATCCGCATCGATCTTTTCAACTACATGTTGAAGTTTTTCAGTATGATCTGCATCGATCTTTTCGATAACCAATTGTAATTTTTCAGTGTATTGTTCGTCAAGAGTTTGCTTGATATTTTCTTTTTCTAATTCAAGCTTTTCGTTGAACTTCTCATTGAATTTGTTGGTTTCTTCTTTTACTTTTTCATCAACTTTTTCAGTGACTGCATTCTGAAAAGCCTCTTCAATTGTTGTAAGAGTCTCTTCGGAAATCAAGTCCTTAAATTGTTCCTCGAGAATAGTTTTAACGTTCATGCTGTATTTTATTTATCTTTTAAGGTTATTTTTTTTCTGCAAGAGTAGATTTGATTCTTTCTGATAGTTTAATTTCTATCATTTTTTGCAGGGCTGAATTGGCATTACTGTAGTTTTTATCTACAATATCGGTTACAAACTGCTTGCATGCAGTTTTGATTGAAGGGTCTTTAATTGAAGCTATAGTTTTCATATAATTATTTTGTAGCAGTCTTTAAAGAATTGATGAATTTTAACAAATGCTCTTTAAGGAATGCATTTGCTTCGTGTTTAGGTAGAGATGAAATTCCTTCTTTTAAATTTTCTAAAGCCTTAGCAGAAGCCTCTATAATAGTTCCATCTGGACCTACTACCCATTCTTTTGATTCTAAAATGGACTCCAACATTGCATTTTGTACGGAAGGTTGATGTACAACATCCAAGCAAATTAAATGAAAGTTCGAAACACGCTTTCCTTGAGAAGATTCAGTAAGATTGCCTAAGCCTCTTGTAGAAATTCCCATTTGTATTTTGTCTTTAACTAAACTTTTAAGCAACAATCCCATTGGAGTATCTAAAATTAGAGACTTGCCCATAAAGAAATTGCCGTTTTGTTTTAACTCTACAACTAAATGACAGGCGTTTACAGGATTTACTTCGGTAGACTGAGGGTGATTCATCTCTCCGATTGCTCGTCTAGTATTAATCATTCCAGAAGTATATCTCTCTACCTCCTTCGTCATTTCATCGAGAGCATATATTCTTCCGTTTTGATTTTGTTTCTCAGCCATCATATAAGGGCCTGTAATGAAACATTTTTGCGGCTCGTTTGGATTTTTTTCTTCAAGCAAGAAGTCTAGCTCTTCGTGTAGATCTGTGGTTAAAAACTTT